GCAGGTCGAGGAGTTCGCGAATCAGATGCGCCGCACGATCGGGCAGCGCGGCGTCGACTTCAAGGCGCTCGGCGCAGACCCGACTGACTTCGGCCCGAACGTCGACGCGATGTTCGACATCCTGAGCGCCTCGACCGGCTACCCGAAAAGAATCCTCATGGGCAGCGAGCGCGGCGAGCTCGCCAGCAGCCAGGACAAAACAAACTTCGACGACCGCGTCAGCGATCGCCGTGCGGAGTTCGCGGAGCCTATCGTGATCCGGCAGTTCGTCGACCGCATGGTCGAGCACCGCGCGCTGCCGGCGCCGAGCTCCGATGCACCGAAGGCGAAGGACGGCTACGCCGTCGCCTGGCCGGAGCTCGACACGCTCGACGAAACCGAAAAGGCGCGCACCGCGCTCGACTATGCGCGCATCAATCAGCAGTCCGGAGACACCGTCATCACGAACGACGAGATCCGCGAGCGCGTCGGCCTGGCGCCGAGCGCCGACGTCGACGGGCTGATCGACAGCCTGGCCGACGAGGGCGACGCATCGCTCGCCGGGCCTGGTGACGACGAGGACCTCGATGACGCCGTCACCGCAGCCGAGGCCTCCGTCCTCGAGGACACGACGCAGGTGTCAGCCGGCCGGCTCCTGCAGCTCGTCGCTCGAGCATGGCAGCGGAGTGTCGGACGACGGAACCGCGCGGCCTAGCGGTCGAGCCGTCGGCCGCCGAGGTCGATGCGGTAATCGACCGCATCCTGCAGGCCGACGCCGGCGCTGATCCCGGCACGGAGCTCGAGCCGGAATGGCAGGCGATACACCGCGCCGGCGATTCGAAGCTGCCGAAGTTTCAACGCCTCTATAACCGCGCCTTCGCTGCCGGCATCCGCTCGATCAGTCTGCTCGAGCTCGAGGAGGCGTTCGCTGCCGGCTCCGCGTTTCAGGTCCGGACGCTGCTGCTCGGCGGCGCCGACCGCACGCGCGAGATCCTGCTCGAGGACCTGCCGCCGCTGATCGTCGAGACGATGAAAGCCGGCGGCGACGCGACGATCGCCTCGGCGCAGGCGCGCGGCAGCCTGTTCCGCGAGGGCCCGATCGAGCAGGACGTGCCGCCGGACCCGGCGGAGCTCGTGCCGGTGCCGGAGTTCGAGCTCGAGCTGCAGACGGCGCAGGGCCCGGACCTGTTCGAGCTCGGATTTTTCGCGACGAATCCGCGCGCGATCAATTGGGCGGCCGGCTACTCTGGCCGGCAGATCGTCGAGATCGACCGGCGCACGCGCCAGGCAATACAGCGCATGGTCGCCGATGCGTTCGAGGAGGGATTCGTCGACGGCGCCGCCGGCGAGTTCCGGAACATCCGCGGCATCAATCCGCGGCTGCTCGCGCGGCGCGTCCGCTCGCAGGTCGGCCTGACGACTCGCCAGCTCCGCGCGGTGCGGAACCTGCGCGAGGAGATGACGAACCGCGTGCGCGGCACGATCAAGCGCGCCGGCATCGAGATCTCCGTGCCGGCCGGCGGCTTCTCGAGCTCGCAGATCAGCCGCGCCGCCTCGAGATACACGGAGCGCCTGCACCGCGGCCGAGCGCTCAACATCTCGAGGACGGAGACGATCACCAGCTCCAACGAGGGGCAGCGCCAGGTCTGGCTGCAGGCGCGCGAGGACGGGCTGCTCACCGGCACGGAAAAACGGCAGTGGATTGTCACGCCGGATGATCGCCTCTGTCCGATCTGCCGGCGGATGGCCGGCCAGGCTCGCGGCCTCGACGAGGCGTTCGACGCCGGCCGGTTCGGTCGCGTCATGGGGCCGACGGCTCACCCGCAATGCAGATGCGCGACGGGCCTGATCACCGGCGAGGCCGCGACCAGGGCGCGGCCATTGCTGCCGCCGGCAGTCGACGCCGCCGGCGTGCCGTTCGTGCCGTCTCTGCCGTCCGGAGCTCCGGTGCCGCCTCCGCCTCCGCCGGTGCCGACGGTGCCGGGCACACCGACGCCGGCGCGCCTGGTTTGGCAGGACCTGCCGGGGCGCGTGCCGATACCTCGCAACAAGGCGCGGCGCGAGCTCGTCGAGCAGGGCCTGCAGCGATCGCTCGAGTCGATGCCGCCAGCGCTGCGAGCTCGAGCAATCGACGCGCTGCGCAACATAGCGCGCGTGCAGTTTCAGGTGGCGACGGCGAGCACGCAGCGCATCACGCGGTTCGGCTTCATGGAGGCGGTCGGCACGCTACCGACTGACGCGCCGCGGCTGTCGAAGCTGATGATTCATATGAGCCGCCGGAACGAAGCCGCTCGAGAGTGGGCGAAGGAATACGCCGCCGAGGCGAAACGCCTGATCGCGCAACAGATCCGCGGCACGATCGACGCCGACGACAAAGCGCGGCTGCTGGCGGAGTGGCGCAAGGCGAAGCCGCTGCCGGAGCAGTGGCGCCTGGCGACGGTCGACGAGTTCGCGAGCACGCTGTCGCACGAGCTCGCGCACGCGATGGATTTTCAGCAGGGCACCAGCATCGCGCTCAACCCGTCCGGCATCACGAACGTCTGGCGGGCCGACAACATGCAGGAGCAGATCTGGCGCGCGTACTATCGCGGCAACGTCGAGATCGTCGAGCAGGGCGGCCGGCGCCTCGTCAAACCAGGGCCCGGTGCGGTACCCGACGAGCGGTTCGCCTATGCGACAACGAAGGACGTCGAGGGCCTCGCGGAAACGATGCGCTTATACTTGCACGGCGACACGGGCCCGGGCGGCGTCACCAACTACACGGCGCAGCAGTTCCGAGATGACTACCCGGAGCTCGCGCGCTGGTTCGAGAAAAACATGATCACAACGGGCGGCGGCTAATGGCAAACCTCGCCGACAGAATCAACGAGCTCCGACAGATCGCAACCGACACCGGCGTCGCCGACCAGGTCGGCGATATGCCAGGCAACCCTGAGATGCTCGCCTCGGCCTATGCCTTCGTGCTCGGCCTCGATCAGTATCTCGTCCTCGATCCGACAATCCCGCTCGACGACATCGCCGAGTTTTCAAAAGGGGGCACCGCATGACGGTCCGATTCGGCAAACCTGACATCGACAACGGCGGAGGCGGCCGCGTGCACCGCGTGTTTCGGCTGCAGCAGGAAGCCGGCGAGCTCCGCACGGCGGCGTTCGAGGACCGCGAGCATCTGATCGTTCCGGTCGTCGCGCTCGTCGAGGGCGTCATTCATCCGGTCAACGCCGACACGCCGGAGCTCGTGCTCGCCGAGGAGCTCAAACCGACGGTCGGCGCATGGAACGGCGAGCCGGTGTGCTTCGATCATCCGGACATCGGCGGCGTCCGCGTCAGCGCGAACGACCCGCGAGTCCTCGAGCAGTTCATGGTCGGCCGCCTGTTCAACACGAAGCTCGAGGACCTCCGACTCAAAACGGAGGCCTGGCTCGACCTGCCGCGGATCGCCGCGATGAGCGGCCGCGCGCAGGAGCTCGTCGACCGCATCAACGCCGGCGAGCTCGTCGAGGTCAGCGTCGGCGCCTTCGTCGCAGCCGAGCGGAAAAGCGGCGTGCACGACGGCAAGCGATACGCCGCAGTCTGGCGCGAGATCGGGCCCGATCACCTGGCGATGCTGCCGGCCGGCATCGCCGGCGCGTGCTCCGTCGAGATGGGATGCGGAGCTCCTCGAGCAGCATCTGCAGGCGCCGGCCTATTGCACGTGCTGAGCGCCGATGGAATACTGATGCCGACCGGAGTCAACGAGGAGGGCCGAGTGACAGGCCTCAACGACGCGGAGGGCGGCCCCGGTAAATTCGCGACACTGGCCGAACGCTTCCGCGGCCTCGGCCGATTCCTGCTGCGTGACGCGCAGGGGGATATGTCCGACAACGACCTCCGCCAGGCGCTGAGCACCGCATTGTTTTCGACGGAGCCGGCGTTCCTGTTCATCGAGGCCGTGTTCCCTGCCGAGCAGCTCGTCGTCTACGCCGTCGAGCCGGAGGGCGAGTTCGCCTGGCTCGAGCGGTCGTTCGAGATCAACGACGCCGGCGACGTTACGTTCGGCGACTCCGTCGAGGTCATTCCGACAACGACATTCGAGCCTGTGACTGCCGCCGCGGCCTGCGGCTGCGATGACCCCGCCGTCTGCCAGTGCGGCAGCCAACCCAACGAGGAAACCAACATGGACAAGGCACAGCGCATCGCGGCCCTGATCGCGAACGAACGAACAACTTTCACCGCCGCCGATGAGGCCGGCCTCGTCGCGATGTCCGACGCGACCCTGACCGCGCTCGAGGAGAGCGCCGTCAAGGAACCGGAGACGCCGGTCGAGCCGCAGGCGGCCGCACCTGCCGATCCGGTCGCGCCTGCCGCTGCCGCGCCTGCCGCGCCTGCCGTGCCTGCCGTGCCGGCGACGCCGGCCGATCCGGCCGCGCCTGTCGCACCGGCGGAGCCGAAGCCGGACGAACCGATGACCGCCGCGGAGTGGCTCGCCGCCGCGCCTCCGGAGATCCGGGCGCCGCTGCAGCGCGAGCTCACGCGCGAGGCCGCCGCGCGCACGCTGCTCGTCGAGGAGTTGACGACCGCGCAGGACGTGCACACCGCCGAGGAGCTCGGCGCGATGAACATCGAGGAGCTGCAGAAGGTGCAGCGCCTCTGCAACATCGGCAAGCCGGTCGGCGATGTCACGCCGGTCGACTTCGGATTCGGTCCGCCGCGCGCATCGCAGGCAAAGGGCGAGGACAACAGCATCGACCCGGCGCCGTCGCTGCGCGTCGCGGTCGCCGCGGCTGCCAGCAAGTAACGCACCAACAACTGACGAGGCGATCGGGTAGAACCGACCGACAGACAACGAGGAGAATCGAAAAATGGCACGACGAGTTATCACACTGCTCGGCAACCCGTTCGTCACCGAGGAAGGCGTCGCCGGTGAGATCATCACGCCTGGCTATCTGGTCATGGGGCAGGCGACGATCGTCAAGTCGACGGTTGACGCGCTCAAGGCGCCGATGCGCGTCGCGCTCGAGCGTGACGAGCTCGGCCGCGGCATCGACGGCACCGCCGGCGCCGCGAGTCTCGACACGAACATCGTGGCGGGGGAGTCGCCGGACTACGCGGTCGGCGACACGGTAAAGGTCGGCGCCTTTAGCGCCGGCATGCGCTTCTACGGTTTCATCGCATCCGGCCAGAACATCACCGCCGACGGTTTGCTCGAGGGCGCCGGCGACGGCACGTTCGAGGACCTCGCGGGCGCGGAACCGCTGGTGCGAGCAGTCGAGTCCGTCAACGCCACGAACCCGGGCGATACGCGCATCCGGCTCGAGGTTATCTAGCACAACACACGTCCGCGGCAGGGGCTGACCCGGACCGAAAAGGAGACGACGATGACACGAGCGATGGGCGCCGCCGTAGACGGTGGCAACGCTTTTTTCACGGGCAGCACTGGCACGTGGGCAGGGCAGCGCTTCCTGCAGTATCTGGCAGAGCATGGGACGATCGCGCCGGCCGCGTTGCGGACGGCCGACACGCTTCGGAAAGACGAATGGAAGTCGTTCGACGAGGCGCTCGTCGAGGAGGGCGTCATCCGCCTCCGCGCGGTCGCCGACCTCATGAACGCCGGCCTCGTCTCGACGATCCCGAACGGCCTCGGCAAGACTGTCCGCGAGTGGGAGCGCGTGACGGATATGTTCCCCGCCGAGGTCAGCCTCGACGGCAACGTCCGGACCGAAGATGACCGGCAGGAGTTCATCCTGTCGCAGCTTCCGCTGCCGATCACGCACAAGGATTTCAGCCTCAACTTGCGCACGCTCATCGCGTCGCGCGATCGCGGCGAATCCCTCGACACGACGCAGGTCCGCACCGCGGGCAGGCTCGTCGCCGAGAAAACGGAGTCGATGCTGCTCAACGGCGAGGCGAAGCCGTTCGGCGGCCTGACGATCTTCGGATACCGTACGCATCCGGATCGGAACACGGCCGGCTTCGGCACCGGCGGCGCCTGGACAGGCGCGAAAACCGGCGAGCAGATCCTGACGGACTTGCTCACCATGATCACCGGCCTCGAGGGCGATCGGTATTTCGGCCCGTTCTGGCTGTACGTCGGCGCCGACGCCTCGACGAAGTTGCAGGAGGACTTCAAGGCGAACAGCGACAAGACGATCATGCAGCGGCTGATGGAAGTCGATCAGCTCAGCGCGATCCGCATCGTCGATCAGATGCCGTCCGCGAACGTCGTCCTCGTGCAGGGCACGCGCGACGTCGCCGAGATGATCGAAGGCGAGCCGCTGCAGACGGTGCAGTGGGACATCAACGGCGGCTTCCGCATCAACTTCAAGGCGTTCACGATCAACGTGCCGCTGGTGAAGTCCGATGCGCAGGGTCGCTCCGGCGTGTTCCATATGAGCTAATCGCTCGAC